TTATTTCACCTCCTGTTTAGCATACTTATCAATAAGCTTATGCCAGTTTTCTTCCGTATCCGCAAAATGTAACGCTTTCTCCTGAACGTGATAGAATCCGCCCATTAGCTCCACGCCATATTTTAAAGCGTTGGATTGAGCAAAAGAGTGTAAATGAACGTAAGCAACTTCCTGATCTTGAGTAACTTTTTGAATTACGTCCTGAGTAGCTTCCGGAGTTACATTTTGTTCTTGTACTACTACGGTTGCTTCATTAGTCTCTTGCGTGTTATTTTCAATGGTATCCAAGTTCATTCCCCCTTTCTAAGGTTGTTCGGTATACACGGAAAAATTACCCGTTGCAAGTTGTGACGTTACGATAGTGGGAGAAACTGTGAAAGTTTTGTCATATTCTGCACTGAGAAGTATTCCCCGTGCAAAAGTAAACATTGGTAACCACTGGGGTGATGGTTCAAAATCACCTAATCCAGTTTGTATGTTCCCTATACCGTACTCATTGAAATAATTATATTGGCTCAAAAGGGACCAAGAACAAATTGCCGATAACCAGATAACTAAATCAGCATTAGGAGAATAGATTGTGGCCTTCAATGTGCCGTTAAAACGTGCTCCTTTAATGTCCGTCCACGTTCCGTCTCCGTTGTTGACACGCTCATATACTAATCCAATTGGAGTCTGTTCAGTTATTTGACTTTCATTGGCAATTGTTACCCCAATAAAGGGCATTTGTGCCGCCTCCATCGGAAAACCAGGAGATAAATATATCTGAGTTTCGGGGTTACCAAAATATGATTGTGCGGCTTGAAGTTCTGCCTCGTTTAAAGCGTCCAGTATATCCGCTAAAAGAGCTGGATTTTGCTGAACGCTTTGAATACCATTTACTAATGCTTGTAGCATGTAGGATTCTGTCATCATACCCGCCATATTAAGTCCTCTGAGTGATAGCGGTCACTGTTATTGTTCCGCTAGTATAAGTAGGAATTGTTACTCGGATATCTTGATATATACCCGTAAACTGAGTTATCTGTGGAGCAGTAACAGTTGCTAAAGTAGCCCAATTTGCTCCATCAAGTGTGGCTTCAATCAAGACATTTGCACTAAATGTACCAGTTACTGCAACGGCATGTAAATTACGACCTAATACCTGAATAACTGGACTTTGATCAGAGAGTACTTGGGCACTTGTTACAGCACTGAATAGAGTGAATTGAAGCGGATATGCTGTCATGTGAAAACACGCCGCAGATACTTGACTTGATGGATTAGGGAGATAGGGGAGGATGTTACTCCCTCCCCTTATGGCGTTACTTGGTTTGATTATCATTGTTATCGCCGCCTTCTCCGGTATACGGGGATAACTCTCCCGCATTGTTCTCAATTAAGAAGTTACCTATTTCTTCAGATACTTCGGCAAGTCCATCCTCAAATGTGATGGTATGCACCTCATCATTAGCAGGTAACCTCTTTATGTTTTGATTCGATAAACATACTAGTATTTTCCTCCTGTCTTAGCTGGTGTACCCAGTCTTACCAATATTCACAACCATGAACTGACGTTCGGTAGCTTTTACAGCAAGAGTGTGGAGATAAAGCAATCCGAAAGGAATAGTAGTATTTTGAATGGCAAGAGGGAGTTTGAGCAATGGAGCCATTTGAGCGATAACCATATTCATCGGATTTTTGTTCATGAAGCAAGCAACATCAGTTCCTGGCATGATGCTGTTATCATCAACGAATAAGGCATTAGTAGTGGATGTACGAGCAATGTCCCCAATCCATTGGGCATCGGAACCAGTCGAGATAATACCACGATATACACGATATCCCCAAGCTCCGACAACATTTGGAATTGTAACCGTAACGACTTGACCAGCGGCTGTTACAGTACCAGCAGATACAGTTGCTCCAAGAGATTCACCTTGAGCATTGAAAGAAGAGATAGTATAGTAATTCGTCGCGGCATCCGTAGATAAGAAGTTAGAAACTTCAGAACCTGTAACCGATCTAGCCGCCGCAGTAGGGCTAGTAGGAGCGGCAACGGAACCAGAATCGGCAGAAGTAAGAGGGGCTTTTCCACCATCAAACGGATCAAGGAAAACGTCTTGAGTGAACGGCATCCAACCGATTTGAGTACGATACCCGTCGATAGGAGTACCAGCGGCGAACCCGCCATCAGTTTTGCTCGACATATTCATATTACGCTCTGATTCATTTTTCATAAGCTGAAGGGTAGCAAGAGTATCAGGTGTCATGAATGATCCAATATCACGGGTAGTCGTGACGAACGCTTTTGCCATGCTTGCGGCAATTCCGCTAATAACATCGAAGTCCATCGGTTGTCCGTGCATGTCGATGATGTTTTTAGGGCTACCAGCCTTCAGTTGAAGATACATACCATCATAAAAGATGTCAGATCCACCGCTATCTTTAATGGTGGAGTTTCCCCATACTAATGCGTGTTCAACAGAACCGAGAAGTTGCATGGTACCGTCATATTCTTCTTCGTCAACTGGGTTCGTGAACATCCCACCGAGTGCTCCAGCCAGATTAGAAATAACAGTAGTACCACGTTGAACTCCGAAGAACCGAACAGGAGCAGTATTGCGGCTCCAAGAACCGAGACCAACAGGACCGATTGCTCCCTCAGCGAAAGCGTTAGCTCCGCGAGAAGTACCGTACTGATTACGACGATTCCATTGGTAAATAGGATTGATACTTGGTACCCTTTCAATGAAACGCTGTTTAACCAGTTGCTCTTCACTGAAGAGTACAGAAGTCATGATGCTGTCCAAGTTTTGAAGCAATAAGTTTGTACCGTCAGCCATGCCGCCGATGCTAGAAGTAGCAAGAGCTTTGACAAGAGGAGCGGAAAGATTACTTACATACTGGTCTACACCTACCCAAGAATCACCAAGAGTATTTTTAGCCAATTGATTAAAGGATTTTGCCAAGAACTTTTCAGCCATTTTGTTTAATTCCTCCTTAAAGTGTGTTTATTATTTTTAGAGATTACATACAGTCTTGAACTGATTGTGGGAGAGATTCAACATAGGCCTTGAGAGCCATTTGGCTTCGTACATTACCAAGACGGGCTAAGTCTGAAGGTTGAACTTCGCCTTTGTTCAATGCATCTGTAACAACGTCTTGAACGTCCGATTTGCTCAGAGTGCGTGTTCCGCCTTTTGCTCCAGCATCATTCTTCTCCATAACTACGAATCCAGTGGAAGGGGAAGTTACAGGTTGCTTCTTAATCAATTCAAGATCGGAGGCAAGAGCCATTTGACCTTTTAAAGAAGCTTCTAAGCTCTTAGCAAGTACCATTACAGTATTTTGCAGATTGGCAATGTTCGCATTCGTTGTGACTGACATCGCCTCAACATTCTTAGCGAGTGCGCCGAGAACTTCGGAAGCGTCAATAACTTCTTCATAATCTTCTTTGAAGCTTTTGAAGAGGTCTTTTTCTTCTCCCTCGTTTTTACTGACCGCACCCTTAGGAGTTACTTTCTTACCATGATTAGTGATAAGAGTGCCAGCTTTACCGTGATCAGGACTTTCAGGATCTTCATCAGCATTGGATACAGGGCCGCCATTAGCACCGAGATTCTTCTCAGTACCCGTGGAATTCTTCTTTACCTTTTCTTTAGGCTCTTCTGCTCCGCCACCCATTTCATTCTGCTCATCCTCGGGTTTTTCTTCACCCTCTTCTTCCTCATCACCAGTTCCTTTGCCCTTTGCGCTTTTGAATAAATCTCTGAGGAAGTTGAGGCCTCTGCCACTGAAAGTGACAGCATCATGTGCCCCTCCAGTAGTAGACTTTGCAAGTGCATCCATGTGTTCTTCAAATTCGGTAGGTTTTGCCACTGTTTATCCGCTCCTTTTTATTTAAGATAACCTGCAAATTGCAGACGTTTGACCAACCTGTAAGCTTCGTTTTCGACTACTCCGTGGCACTTAACAAGATGAAAGTAAGCACTCTCTGCTCCTTTTCGGAAGCGTCCTTTTTCGTCATAACAGTTGTGGTCACAACTACCCCAAAGAACTTCTTCAATGGGAAAACCTGTAATAGCCTTTTCTGCAAGTGCTGTTACATGACCATCATCTAAATTTTGATTAAGTAGTGGAACTGTTCCTGCTGTGAGTGACTTAACTAGAAAATCTGCGAACGTATCCGTATTTGCGGGCTTAGGCGTAAGTGCTACATCGTCCACCCTTGTTTTAGTGAGCCGATTCGCGTCAGTTTCTAATATCGCCCCCTCTACGGAAAAACCATGATTCCTTTCTGGGTCGTCACGTTCTGACTGAAGTAGGTCCCATGCGGCTCTTCCTGGCTCACTATCATAAAGTTCTACCAAATGATAGAAAGCCGGACCACTTAAACCTTT